TTCCGAAGTGCGCTCAGCCGGTAGCTATGAAAACCATAAAGGCGACACCCACAACAAAAGGCAATGACGACCTTGCTGCGGCCTTTGCTTCACTCGGCAAGGCTAGCGCGCACGGATTCCAGACACGGCTTCGCATCAACGTGCCCACGTTCAACTTTCACGCCGAATGGATCGAGCAAGTCATAAATGAAAACCCGAAAACCTAAACCCGAAGAACAGGGAAAGCCGGAAATTTCCGCAGAGCAAGCCGCGCAACTTGAACGGGCAACGCTCAAGAACATCGTGGAGAAAATCGGCGCTGGCGGAATACCCACAGCGCGAGAAATGGACATGCTCAAACAGGCGACGGAACGCCGCACAGCTACGGAGTGCGAAGAAGTCGGCGCGCTGCTAAACATCCGCCAGCTTTCCAGATTGACCGGGCGCACGCGAGAAACGATAGGGCACAAGCTCGCGCATATTCCGTTCAAGGAAACATCGAATCGCTCCAAAGCGTTTGACAGCAAGGTTGCATTGGATGCGATTTACTACGGCACGCCAGGCGGAGGCGGAGACGGGGAACGAATCACGCAGGCCGAGGCAACGCGGCGATACACGATTTCCCGCGATGAACAGGTAAAGCTCGAAATGGAAGTGACGCGCGGCGACAGATGGCCAAAGGAGGACGTGGAGAACATCCATGAGCAATCGCTTTCTAACGTGGCGGGCCTGCTTAAAGCGCACGAAGGCAAGACGCTTACGCCGGAGTTGATCCGCGACATCTTCACGGAACTGCGCGAGGTGCCTGCGAAGCTGGCCAAGCTATGACCGACCCGATCAGCGTTGCCAAGATTCGCGCATCATGGCTGCACAGCTACGCGCGCAGCTTCGCGCCGTGGAGCCGCATGGCACCGGAAGAATGGGCGGAGGAAGTGTATCGCCTACCAAACGGCGGACGCTTCCGATGGGACTTCGCGCCCTACACGCGCGCGATGTATCAGAGCATCTTCGACCGGCGCGTCATCGAGACAAGCTATGCCATCTTCTCGCGCGGCCTGAAAAGCACCGTCATCCTTCTTGCCATCGGCTACACGGTGGATCAGAAACCGCGCCGCATCCTCTACATGATGCCGACGACCGGACAGGTGGAGAAGTTCAGCAAGGACAATTTGTGCGGCGAACTTTTCGACACGACGCCCTGCCTGAACGAATACGGCAGCAAGGGCAACCGGCGCGTTACGTCCAACACCATTCTGCACAAACAATTTCCCGGCGGACTTATCACCATGTTCGGCGCGAATGCACCCGGCGAATTGCGACGCGCAAAAGGCAGCTTCCTCGTCATTGACGAAAAGGACGCCATCCAAAAAGAGGAGGGCGACGAAGGCGATCAAGTGCAAATTTTCTGGAAGCGAGGCAGTGAATACCCAGACACAATCCGCGTGTCGGCGAGCTACCCGTCACTGCTCGGACACAGCCGGATCATGAACGATCTGGAAAACTCAGACTGGAATGAGTGGCACGTCACATGCGTCAAGTGCGGCGGCGAGCCGTTCGTCATGCACCGCAGGCAGCTTCGATACGACAAGGGCAAGCCCGAGGGCGCGCGGCTGGAATGCCCGAGGTGCGGCGAATTCCTGACCGACGCAGAGCGTTACGCGATGGCGCACAAGCAGGGATTCGACAACTGGAAACCGCGCAATGAGTTTCGCGGGCGGCGAGGCTACCACGCCAACGCGCTGCTTTGGCCGCACCCGGTTGATCCCGTTCGCTACCCGGCAGGATACCTTGGCCAGATGGCCGAGGAGGAAATGGCAGTTGCCGCGAGCGCAGACCCGAAGCGCGCGCGCCGACCAATGGTGAACACGGTTGACGCGGAGCCGTTCGACCCAACCGACGAAAGCGAGCAGCCGCCTGACTGGAAAACCTTGTATGAGCGGCGCGAGAATTACGACACCGTTCCGCAGGCCGCATCGTTCATCACGGCTTTTTGCGACGTGCAACGCAACCGGCTAGAGGTTGGCTGGCGCGCATGGAACCGCGAGGAAGAATCATGGGGACTCGACCACGTAGTGCTCGACGGCTACACGTCGCACCAAGAAGTCTGGACGGCGCTGGCAAAGGAGCTTGGCCGCGAGTGGACGCACGCCAGCGGCGCGAAGCTACGGCTCGGAATGGCATTCGTGGACGGCGGCGCATACGCGGAGGAAGTGTATCGCTTTTTCCAGCGCATCGCGCGCGAGCCGGTGCAACACGTCACTGGCCACGTCCGCGCGAGCAAGGGCGTCGGCAGATTCGGCGCACCGATTATCACGCGCAAGATGAGCACGGTTGCCAAGAATTTGAAGGGGCACGAAATCGGGACGTGGGAGGCAAAGGATCGCATTTACGAACGCCTGCGCATCCCGCAGCCGCACGCGCCGTCGATGCACTTCAACCAGCGATTCTCGGAAGAATACTTTCAGCAGTTGACCGTGGAAAAAGTCGTGATCACGTTTGACGGCGGGCAGGAGATCCGGAAATACGAGAACGAAAAGAACGCGCGCAACGAAGCCCTCGACATCGAGGTGGGCTGCCTCGCCGCGCTACGGCTGCACCCTCGCAACTGGGACGCGCTAGAGCAGGCCATTGCCGACGACGCCGAAGCCCTGCGCACGCCAAACGCGAAGCCGAAGCCGGAGATTGACTACGCCATTTTCGAGGGCGGGCAGACGCGGAGCGGGTGGCTGTGAAAAGAAATTAAAAATAATCATTGCGTGCGGAAGTGCTTTAGAGAATACTGCCCGCGCATGAATACACAACCAATCACGGATGCCTGCATCCCATCACCGAAAAACTGAGCCATGAATGCCACAATCAAAATCCAAACCATCACTCCAACCCACGCAGCCTTGATGCTTGAAGACCTGTATCCAATGCAGCGCAAAATCAAACCGACCGCGATCGAGCAGTTGGAGCGCGAAATGAGGCAGGGAACATTCGGCCTGTCCACCGACGCGATTCTGCTAATCAACGGCTCTCTCGGAAACGGCCAGCATCGCCTGCGCGCAGTAGTGCAATCAGGAAAACCGCAAAAGTTTCTTGTGCTCGAAACGAACGACGAAAGCATCTTCAAGTTTATTGACTGCGGCAAGTCGCGCACCGTTGGAGACACGATGCAGCTACACAACGCGCTGACCGTGACCGCAGCCGCAAGATGGATTCTCACCATAAGAAAAGGAAATGCAACGCCGTTGTCTGGAATTTCAAATACGAACGTGACAAGAAGCGAAATAATTCAATTCATCCAATTGAATAACGAATCGCTGCAAGCGCTTCACACATCAGTGTATGCGCTATACATCAAGAGCAAACTGCTTGCGCCATCTTTGTGTTTGGCCTTTTTGTGGAATGCCGCGCAAAACGGCGAGCGCACTGCTCATCAAGCAGCAAAACTGCTTCGCCAGGTATTTACCGGAGAAGAGTGTGATGGGCCTGCGAACGACCTTAGAAACCGTTTGATTTCAAACATGGGATCGCGCTCAAAATTGCCATCCGGTTATTTGATGGGGCTGCTCGTTAAGACGTTTCGCGCAGTCAGCGAAGGGAAAAACACGCTTGCGCTTCGCTTTGTTGAGTCTGAAAAAATGCCAGAAATGCCTTCATGGGACGAGTGAAAATATAAACGCGGGCAAGGCAAGGCAAACACAAGGGCGGCACTGGCAACGGTGCCGCCCTCAGTTTTACGCTTGCAACCCCGGCGCGGTGCGGCTATACGCAGCGCCAACAATGGCGCTCCCGCTTCTCACAATATTCCCGCAGTCAATCACGTCGGGGGACACGACGCGCCTGCAACTCAGCCTGCCGGAATGCCCGGCATCGACCTACACGGCGACGCTCATTTTGAACCAAGCCGGAGTCGCAGCGGTGACGTGCGCAGGCACAGCGAGCGGCGACAACTTCCTGTTCACAATCACCGCCACGCAATCGTCGGCGATGCTTGTCGGCGCGTGGACATGGCAGGCTCGCGCAACGCAGACATCGAGCGGCGACGTGACGACCGGCGCGGCTGGCGACTTCATCGTGCTGGCAAATCCCGCCAGCACGCTCACCAAGTCAAACGCACAGCAGCAGCTTGACGCGGCGAACGCGGCGCTCCTGTTGCTGGCAGGCAACCCCGACGCGGCGACGAACTTCAACGGGCAGAGCATCACCAGCGTTGACATCCCAAAAATGATTGCCGTCGTGCGCAACCTCAAGGCGCTCGTTGCGGAGGAAAAAAACGAAGCGTCCGGTCTGCGCGGTGATGCGCCGTCCCGTTCCATCCGCCCCTACTTTCGATGAACTGGAAATTCTGGCAATCTACAAAAAGCGCAGCGCCGGAAACGACGGTGCGGAATGACTACACGCAACTGATTACTCAGTTAAAAAAGCTGTCACCTGACTGGCAGGTAAACCGCATCGGAGTTGACGCGGAGATTTACAGAAACCACTGGGAACTCCGCGCGTATTCGCGCAACCTCGCGCGCGAAAACCCCTACGTCATCGGCTACTTCCAAGACCTCTGCGCGAACGTCATCGGGCCGAACGGCTACACGATCCGCATGATGATTAAGGAGGAGGAGGATCGCGTGATTCACACGCCGACGGAAAAGGCAATCCTGCGCGCGGAGACGGAACGGCGAGCGCAGATTGCCGCTTACATCGAGCGAACGACCGGCAAAAAACCATCCGCAAAAAAACTTTTCCGCGAAGTCAAAGGCAAGGCCACAATACAGGTCGGAGAAATGGACGTGTTCGCCTGCCAACTCATCGAGCGGAAGTTTCGCGAATGGCAGTTGCGCGAAAATTGCACCGTCACTGGACGACTCAGCTACAACGAAAGCCGGCAGCTTCGACTGAAATCCGCAGCGCGCGACGGCGAGCATTTTATCCGGCTCGTCCGCGATGCGCGCTATCAGCCATTCGGTTTCAAGATTCAGCACATCAACGCGGAGTGGTGCAGCTACTACTTCACCGGCAAATGCGCTGCGACTGGCAACCCTGTGCGATTCGGCATCGAGTATGACGACAGCGGCGCGGCACCCGTCCCGGTGGCATATCACTTCGTCAAGGCAACCGCGAGCCAATGGGGAGGCTACGCGCCCATGCCGTTCATGCAGGGCGGCGAGGAAAACTGCACGCGCATTCCAGCCGAGGACATCATTCACTACGCCAAGTTTGACGACGACGCGGACGTGACGCGGCCCGTGCCGTGGACGACGCCGATCATGAGCAACGCGCGCCAGCTTGCGAAATGGATGGAAGCGGCGGTTGTATCCGCCCGCGTCGGCGCGTGCTCGAATGTCTTTTTCGAGACGGATTTGATCGGGCCGGATGGCATGGCGGCGGCGCAGCCGGATCCCGACATCATGAAAAAGTTCTCGCTGGAAATGAACCCCGGCGGAATGCACGGACTACCTCCCGGCGTGCGCGCCAAGGAGTTCAACCCGAACAATCCGAATCCGGCGACTGGCAGCTTCCGCAACGAGAGCCTGCGCGAAATGTGCGCGGGCCTTCCAGCCGCACAATTCTCGACGCTCGGCCAGAACTACTCCGAGATCAATTTCAGCGCGGGCCGACTTGAAAGACTGAGCATCACGGCGCAATGGATGATGCTGCAAGAATGGGATATTTCCACAGCGGAGCGGCGCATTTTTTCGGAGTGGCTGAAAATGGCGCTCATCATGGGCGCGGTGCCGTTACCGGTCGCGAAGTTCCGAAAGTTCAACGCTGCGAAATTCACGGGGCGCAGATGGGCAGGAGTGGACGCCGTGAAGGAAGGCGTCGCCAAGGCGCAAGACCTCGCCAATAAATTCACCAGCCTGCAAGCCATCCACGATGAGCAAGGCACCGACCTCGAGCAGACGTTGACCGAGATCGCAGAGAGCAACATGCTGATGGAAAAATTCGGCATCGAGACGGCGACCACCAAGGGGCCGATGACTCCACCGGACAAAGACGAGCCGGATGACGACGACGACGAACCACCCAAGAAAAAAGAAGCATGAAAAAAAACTGGTATTCCATCACCGCCAAATCCGACACCGAATGCGTTGTTGATATTTTCGACGAAATCGGAATGTGGGGAATTTCCGCAAAGGAATTTGCCGAGCAACTGCGCGCCGTTGGCAAGGTGAAAAACCTCACGCTCAATCTCGACAGCCCCGGTGGAGACTGCAATGACGGCCTCACGATTTACGATGCAATCAAGGCCAGCGGCGCGAGCGTCACGGTGAACGTCATCGGCCTCGCGGCAAGCATGGCCAGCGTCATCATGCTCGCAGCCGACGCGGGCAAGATTCGCATTTACGAAAATGCGCGCGTGATGATTCACCGCGTCACTGGCGGAGCGCACGGCAACACCGACGACCTCGCAGCCGCAGCGCAACTCACAAAGCAATTCGAGGATCGCATCGTATCGCTTTACGTCGCGCGCACCGGCAAGGACGAAGCCGAGATTCGTGACATGATGAAGGCGCAACTCGGCACTTGGTTTTTCGGGCAAGAAGCAGTTGACGCAGGCTTCGCGGACAGCGTTATCAGCGGCGCGAAAGCCAAGGCATTCAAGGCGCAATGGGCGGGACTATTCACAATGCTTCCGGCTGCTCTTTTCAAAGGCGACGAAAAAGCCATTGACACCGCCGCGCAATCTGTTATAACCGCGCAAATGGAACCTTCCACGCCCACACCCGTTGTTGCCGAGCCAGTCGCGCCGGTAGTCCCCTCGCTCGCAACTCCGCCTTCCGCGCCCGTGGAAGCGCCGCCCGATGTTCCGGCTATTTCCGCGAAAGCCGCAGCCGACGCAATCACCGCCGAACGCGCACGCATTACGGAAATTAAAGCGTGGGCAAAGTCGGTTGAAGCCGTGCAGAAAGTCAGTTTGACCGACGCCGTGGATACCTTCACCGCAAACGGAAAGAACCTCGCCGAGTTCAAGGAGCACGTCATTCTGAATACGTTCAAAGCCTCGACCGTCGCGACCTCCACGGACGCGCAGGGAGCCGCAGGCAATACGCTAAAGCGCGCCGACTTCGACAAGCTCTCGCCGTTTAACAAAGCCGACTTTTGCAAAAAGGGCGGGAAGATCACCGACTAACCAACCGCAGAAAACCTCACTTCGTAACCGCACAAATATATGGCCGCACCCACCAACAACAACACACTCACCAGCCTGATTCCCGATGCCTACGCCGCGCTTGACGTGGTGAGCCGGGAGTTGACCGGTTTCATCCCGACCGTCGCCCGCGATTCCCGCGCAGACATGGTTGCAGTCGGGCAAACGCTCCGCTCCATCGTCGCACCTGTGAACGCCTCCGGCGCTGACATCGTTCCAGCGATGGCCGTTCCGTCCGCGCTCAATCAGACCATTGGCAACAAGTCGCTCACGATCACCAAAGCCCGCTCGTTCGGCTTTAGCTGGAGCGGCGAGGACATCATGGCGGTGGACAAGGGGCCGGGCTACCTGACCATCCAGCAGGATCAGATCGCGCAGGCTATCCGCGCCGCAGTCAACGAAGTGGAGACTGACATCTGGACTGCCGCGAACGCTGGCGCTTCCCGCGCCTTCGGTGCGACGGCCAACACCGCGCCTGTTATCGGCGACTTCAGCAACGCGAAGAAAATCCTCGACGACAACGGCGCTCCCGGCAGCGACCGCCACGCCGTGCTTTCCACCGCCGCTGGCGTCGCAGTGCGCGGATACGCGAACCTCTACAAAGTCAACGAAGGCGGCGACAGCACGCTGCTCCGCCAAGGGCTGCTTGGCGACCTCTACGGCTTCTCGCTTCGCGAGTCCGCAGCGGTCGGCAGTCAGACCGCTGGCACGATGGCGAGCGCCACAAGCACCAGCGCCGCGTTCACGGTTGGGCAGACTGTCATCCCGCTCGCTACGGCTGGCACCGGCGTTGTTGCCGCTGGCGACATCATCACGTTCGCCAACGACACGAACAAGTATGTCGTGGCATCCGTGAGTTTCGCAGGCGCAAACCCGGCCAGCGGCGACACGATCACGCTCGCCGCTCCCGGCCTGCGCGTTGCTCAATCCGCCGCGACTCGCGCGATCACAGTGTTCGGCACAAGCTCGCGCAACTGCGCGTTCAGTCGCAACGCCATCGTTCTCGCCACCCGCCTTCCGGCTATCCCGGCGCAGGGCGACATGGCGCTCGACCGCCAAGTCATCACCGACCCGCGCACCAACCTCAGCTTCGAGATTGCGATGTATCCCGGCTATCGCATGAACACCTACCACGTCTCGCTTGCATGGGGCGTCACGGTGTTCAAGCCGGAGCACCTCGCGATCATCATCGGCGGAGTCTA